TTCTCCACGGCGCACATACTGAATAGGTTCTCCAAAAACATAACCTTTTTTAAATTCCACTATTTCAAAAGCATGATTTTCAACTATTTTGTTGTTAATCTCAGGGCGTATCTTTTTTTCTCTTTGCAAAATTGGTTGTTTACCACGATAATATTTATATAAATAGTCAATTTCTTCACTATTTGTCTTATGAATAGATAACGTTTCGCTCAAAACATCCATCAGATTGTTTCTAGTAATTTCAGTTTCAGCAGAATATATAACTTCTCTACCGAACAATACCCTACTTTTCAATAATACATTCACCCCGTTCTATAATTGGTATTCTATACCTTTGAGCATAATTTCTTTCGATCCTAACACCTTTGCTATTCCCATATATCCAAATTTCCGAACATAAATCCAATAAGGTTAAACAATGTGATATGCCTTCCTCGTAAGTCAGTTCATTATAAAGAAATCCAAACGTGTGTATTGGAGATACAAAACAATATTCAGGATATTTTTTAGTCAATCTCTTTATTAATTTCTCAACCTTTTCCTTATTTTCATTAAGACCCCCATAAGGATGTGAAATATATATAACCTTTTCTTTAATATCAAACATTGCCATACCTCCATATATACCCATAGGCAGTTTTTCTACGCCCGGCCGTACAACTAGCTATATTAGAAGATTGACCGCCAATTGCTTTAGCGGCTTCACTAACGCTCGACCATGTTTTAATAAAATCACCAGTTAACGAATATTGATCAACTTTTTTCTTTTGTTTTTCACGCTGACTAATTAAATTTTGCAATGATTTTTCACTAATTCTTTTTCTCGAAAAATCTGTATTAGCCAATCTTCTTTGTGTTGCACTCCCCGCTTTCACATTTTCACTTTGAGTGCACCATTTAAGATTTTTAACATCATTGTTACTAGGATCTTCATCGATATGGTGTACAATTTTATAATTACAGGGATTGGGTATAAACGTCGCAGCAACCAGATAATGAACAAAGTATTTCTTTCCGACTCCATTCGACCAAAGAGTAACCTTTTTATAACCTCTACCGTTATCTTGTAATTTTAAAATTCTTTCAGGTAAGGATTGTCCTTTTGCATCTTTACGAGATAAACTTTTTACTCGACCTTTATTACTAACTTGATATTTCCCTTCATAACCCGGGATATCTTTCCATACTTCCACTATTCCATCGCCACCTTTACACTTTCCCCCAAAAAATAAACAAAGCATAACCGCTTATTCGGAGCCAAAGCTCCCAAGCAATCATGCTCTAACATTTCGTCCGCATAATGCGAGATCCGAATCTATATGGATATACACCGCTTACATATACAAAATATCACAATATATAGTATTTGTCAATTGCTATACAAGATGTTATATTAAATAAGAAACTCGCTCCGTCAGAAATAATATATCTAAAACTCACCCTATCGTCAATATTAAAACGGCCTTTTAAATACCTCGACTTTTCCAGATTTGCTGCCAATCTTTCTTGAAAGTATAGCTAAAGAATCAGGAGCATCATCGTTTTTATTTTTCCCTGTTTGCACAAATGAAGTTAATTCTTTCATAAAAGCCGCATATTCTTTATTTCTATGCCTTTTATCCAGGAAATAAAATTTTTTAATATCTGGAGCTGCTTGAATAATCCTCGATAATTTGCTTTGATTTGATGGGGCTTTCCTATGACTTAAATTTAAACGGACATTTTGCTTTTTTAATTCTTCATCCACCGCATCGCAATACTCATCTCCCCCATTATTTGCTTCAAACTCTGTTTCATGAGGAAGATGATACATCAATTTACCAACTACAATCGGGCGAGTAATTGTTTTATCGCCTTTATTGAACACTACATCTGGTATGAAAATACTGCCATCCTCGTACTCATACGCAAAAGGCATTGATAAACTATCTCCACCGCCCCAAGCCACGTCACAAGCGGCATATTTCCGTACCAATCCGCCTTCCGGCAAAACACCATTATAATAATTAAGCTCATCTTCAGGGAACAACAGTCCTTCACGCTCAATAGGCTCGTTCATAAATAAGCATTTCCAAGAAACATCATCTAAACTATCTCTCATATCCCAAAAATACTTTGTATCAAAACCCACACCATACATATAATCAAAATTACTTTTGTTATTTTCATCAAGAGCAGGAAAGGCAAGGAACCTAGCCCGTGGATCGTTTCCATATTGTTTTTCAAGTCTACCTATAACATCATGGACGCTCCATCTCGTAGCAATATGAATTTCCTTACATTCAAGCTTTTTACGAGATTTCAAGTCATTGGTATATTTATTCCAAAGATTATCTAATCGGTCTTTAGAGAGTGCTTCTTCAATACCACTAACTAAGTCGTCAGCATATAAATATTTCTCACATCGAGTAGCACCTGTCAATGAACCATCGATCGAGCGACAAGTAAGAGTCTTAAAGCGCTTTTTCTTCTCTAAATCTATTGTTTCCTCTTTCGAATTGGTTTGAGCAATTGTTAAACCCGGAAACACATCCGCCCACAGATATTCGGGGTCTGTAAGAATGGAAAG